TGGCATGAATTACGCCGCACTCAGCGCTGCTATTCAGGCGTACACGGAGAACACGGAAGCAGATTTCGTGGCTAATATCCCTGTGTTCGTTACGCAGGCTGAGCAGCGTATTTACAACACTGTTCAGTTTCCGTCTATTCGTAAGAACGTGTATGGGCAGATGACGGCAAATAATAAATATTTGCAGTGCCCCACAGACTTTTTAGCCGTGTATTCTTTAGCTGTTGTGACGGATGTGGTGGGCGGTGATATGAACACGGGTACATACGAGTACTTGCTTAACAAAGACGTCAACTTTATCCGTCAAGCGTACCCTACCGCAAATGATACAAGTGTCCCCAAGTACTACGCTTTGTTTGGCCCTCGTTCGGACAATGCAGACGAGTTGACGTTTATTCTTGGCCCAACACCAGATTCAGGTTACTACACCGAACTGCACTATTACTTCTACCCCGAGTCAATCACGGTTGCGGCAGATGGCCGTACATGGCTTGGTGACAATTTTGACTCTGTACTTTTGTATGGTTCTTTGGTTGAGGCTTACACCTACATGAAGGGTGAGCAGGACATGATGGCGCTGTACAACGGCAAGTATCAAGAAGCACTTGCGTTGGCTAAACGTCTGGGCGACGGGATGGAGCGTCAGGATGCTTATCGTTCTGGTCAGTATAGACAGGCGGTGACCTGATGGCTATTGTTCAAACTCAGACCACAAGCTTCAAGGCGCAGTTGTATCAAGGTATTCATGACCTGACAACCGACGTGATTAAGATTGCTTTGTACACAGCTTCTGCTGACTTAAACGAAAACACGACTGTGTACAGTGCAACCAACGAAATAGCTAACACAGGCACTTACGTTGCTGGCGGGGCGCAGTTAACACCTATCACGGTGTCGTCCTCTGGATACACAGCCTATGTGGGCTTCCCAAACATCTCGTGGACAGGCGCTATCACCGCAAGATGTGCTTTGATTTATAACGTTACCCAAGGTAACAAATCTGTTGCTGTATTAGATTTTGGTTCTGACAAAACTTCTACAACTACATTTACAATTACCATGCCGGTAAATGGCCCAACCACCTCACTAATCCGTTCTTCTAATTAAGGAGTCATCATGACTATTGAAAAAACCAAAGCCACTGACGTAGTTTCTAGTGGTCTGACTTGTAACACTAAAGCCGGTGAAGCTGCACAAGCTACAGGCGTTTACCACGTTGAGTGCCGTGACAAAGATGGCAACTTGAAGTGGTCTGCTGATTCTAAAAACTTAGTGGTCAACGTTGGCCTCCAGTACATGGCGGGTTCAGCTTTAACCTCAACCGCCCAAATTACTACTTGGTACTTGGGTCTGTATGGTGCAGGCGCTTCTAACACACCAGCGGCTGGCGACACAATGTCTTCACATGCTGGTTGGACAGAAGTTGTGCCCTACAGCAACGCAAACCGCGTGACCGCTACGCTCGCTGCGTCAACTAACGCTAACCCATCAGTTGTAACTAACTCTGCTTCACCAGCCGTGTTCAACATCAACGCAACATCAACAGTGGGCGGCGCATTCCTAACAAGCAGTAACACTAAAAGCGGTACAACCGGCACATTGTTCTCTGCTGCTGACTTTGGTTCACCCGGTGACCGTTCTGTGGTTAACGGTGACACATTGTCTGTGACATACACATTCAGCTTGGCAGCTTAATATGGCCGGGTGGGGCGACGGCTTATGGGGCGAACAAGGGTGGGGCGGTTTTACCGCCTTCACTAGTTCCGTAGACGAAGCTTCCACCGGAGCAGATGCGGTTGCAGCCGCGTTTAGCGTACCTGCCACTGTCAGTGAGACAAGTACAGCCGCAGACGAAGTTGTAGCGGGTCAAATCTATTTCCCTGATGTAGTTGAAACTGCGACAGGCGCGGATGACATAGTTGGATTTCCTATAATTGTAGTGGCGGTGACAGAGACAAGCACGGGCTTAGATGCTGTCACTTCTATTGCGTCCGCAGGAGCAACGATTACTGAGACTGCTACGATTACAGATGAAATAGCAGGCGGCGAAGTATATGATGCGGTGATAGCTGGCACGGGTTGGGGTGAAAGCGCATGGGGTTACAACTCTTGGGGCGGGATTGGCGAACTAGCGGTTGCCACAGATGTTATAACGTCCACACTAGGGATTAGCGTAGCTGTAACGGAAACGGCCACAGGTTCGGACGAAATTGTTGCGGGATCAGTGTTTGGGACGCAGGTTACCGAAGCGGCTACAGGTAGCGACGAGATTTTAGGGTCACCCACGTATGCGGGTGTTGTAACAGAGACAGCTACGGGCGCTGATGATATATCTAGTTTGCCTGTGTATGCGGCAGTAGTGGATGAAAGTGCAACGGGCACTGACAGCGTTACGTCTAGTTTTGTGTTTTTTGGGGCTGTAGAAGAAACTGCAACGGGTTCTGACGCAGTTAGCGCGGCATTTATTGTGCCTGCTACAGTTACAGAGAGTGCAACGGGGGCAGATGTAATTACCGCAAGTGCAGGTTTTGCAGGAACAGTAACAGAAACTGCAACAAGTGCAGATACACTGGCGGCAGCAGCGGCGTTCATAGCTTCCATTAACGAGTTAGCAACGGGCACAGATGGGTTGACTGCACGACCATTCTGGGATGTAATTGATGATACACAGACTGCCAACTGGGTTGCAGTCGTAACGACTTAGGAGCATTTAAATGGCAGCAGAAACAACGCAACTACAGTTAGTCACCCCCACACAGGGTACGCTTTCTGGTACATGGGGTGATACAGTAAACAACGGTATTACTGAATACGTCAATATTGCTATTGCAGGTACGCTATCTTTTGCGGGGGACGGCGCAATAACTTTGGCAAACACTGTTGGTAGTGCTTCTGCTACAAATATTGGATCGACTACAGCCCAGTACATGGTGATTCGTATTACCGGTACACAAACTGTTACTAAGGTCATCACAGGCCCCAGCTACAGCAAGCTGTACATGGTGGATCACGCAGGCGCTACTAGCGCAGTAACATTCAAAGCCGCTGGTCAGACAGGTGTAACTATTGCTGTTGGCGAAAAAGCTTTTGTTTATTACAACGGCACGGACTATGTAAAAGTTTCCAGCATTGGCTCAACGGGTATTCTTAGCCCCGCTGGTGGCGGTACAGGCGTAGCAAACAACGCGGCAAGCACGTTAACAATTTCAGGTAACTTCCCAACAACATTTACTGTTGGCGCATCTACAAGTTTGACGCTCCCATCATCTGGCTCGTTAGGCTACCTCAACATTCCGCAATCAGGCGCTGCTAAAACAACAAGCTACACCCTTGCTGTGGGGGATGTTGGTGAATTTATTGAGGTTGGGGCAAGTGGGTCAATTGTGGTTCCTGATGCTACTTTCTCTGCTGGTGACGCTGTTGTAATTTTTAACAATACATCAGGCGCAATCACATTGACCATGTCAATTACCACCGCGTATATTGGTGGCACTGATGCAGATAAAGCTACAATTTCGTTGGCTACACGTGGTATTTGCAACGTGTTATTCATTTCTGGTACTGTTTGTGTTGTCACAGGAAACGTAACATGAGTGGAATCTTACTGATGGCTGTGGGTAACTCCTACGGGAGTGCCCCTGTAAACACAGTGGCTCCGGCAGTCACAGGCACGGCCACCGTTGGGGAAACTCTTACAACAACCAACGGTACGTGGCTAGGCGCACCAGCGCCAACATTTACGTATCAATGGCAGCGCACAGGATCAAACATTGGCGGGGCGACTTCTAGTACGTATGTATTGGTTGCAGCAGATTACGCTAATACAATTCGTTGCGTGGTAACAGCCACTAATTCAGTTGCGCCTTCTGGCGTTTCAGCCAATTCCAACTCTACAGCTTCTGTAGCAGGCAATGCTCCTGTGAATACGGTGGCTCCAGCAGTCACAGGTACGGCCACTGTCGGTCAAACTCTTTCAACAACTAACGGCACATGGACGGGTGTCCCAACACCTACCTTTACATATCAGTGGCAACGTGCCGGATCGAACATCGGTGGTGCAACTTCTAGTACGTATGTATTGGTTAATGCTGATGCGGGCAATGCAATTCGTTGCGTTGTAACTGGAACTAACGCAGTAGCCGCAGTAGCCGCAAACTCTAATGCAACTGCGGCAGTAGCGGCAATTGCTCCGGGCGCACCAACTATTGGTACAGCTACAGCAACGGGGGCAACTACCGCGACGGTGGCATATACGGCCCCTGCAAGTGATGGTGGAGCTACGATTACAACCTATACGGCAACGAGTTCCCCCGGCGGTGTTACTGGCACTTTGTCCACTGCTGGCTCTGGAACAATTACTGTTTCGGGATTAACCGCAGTAACTTCTTATACATTTACTGTAACGGCAACAAACTCCGCAGGAACAAGCGCGGCAAGTGCCGCAAGTAATTCAATAACAACAACGGTTACCCCGGGTCAGGAAGCCTTCGTATCGGCTGGATCTTATACATGGGTAGCACCTACGGGAGTTAATACTGTTTCTGTTGTAGTAGTTGGCGGCGGCGGTGCTGGTGGCGGTCAAGGCCCATCCGTAACTAGTGGCACGTCTTCATCATTTACTGTAGGCGGTAATAGTGTTACTGCTGGTGGGGGACTCGGTTCACGATGCTGTGGGGGTGCAACATGTGGCGGCACAGGCTCTGGCGCTCTGCGAAGTGGCGGTGGTAATGGCGGTAAAGGTTATAGCGGTGGCGGCGCGGGCGCTGGCGGATATTCTGGTACCGGAGGCGCTAACTCTGGAGGAACTCAGCCGGGAGTTGCTGGCACAGGTGGTGCTGGCGGTAGTGGAACTCTTGCTTGCTTTAACTCGCTATCAAGTGCTGGCGGAGGTGTTGGTCTGCTAGGACAAGGTGCAGACGGCGCTGGTGGATCAAAAATTAACAATCAAGCCTCTTTTGGTGGTGGTGGGGGTTCAGGTGGCAGTGATGGCGGTGCTGCATACCCCGGTTGTGGGTACGCTGGTTTTGGGGGTAACGGGGGCGCTTACGGCGGCGGCGGCGGTAAAGGTTGCCCTAGCCGTTATGGTGGAGGTGGCGGAGCATTGGCATACGGCAATAACATCGCCGTAACCCCCGGAAGTCCTTACACGGTTGTTGTAGGTGCCAAAGGTATTAGTGCACCTGTACCATGTCCCGGCTTTTGGCGTCAAGGTGGGAATGGTGGGGGTGGAGCGGCTCGTATCATTTGGCCCGGTAACACACGTTCATTCCCATCAACCAATACAGGGAATTTATAAATGAATCTTTATATTGAAGTTGAAAACGGCGCAACCAAAAACCACCCAGCGTTTGAAGACAATCTTATTCACGCGTTTGGTGCAGTTCCTGCGCACTGGGAACCTTTCATTAGGGCGGAACAACCTGTTTTAAGTGCGTATCAAGTTTTTGTTAGCGATGAGCCTATATACGCCAAGGTAAATGGTGTTTGGACTGATGTGTGGCAAACTAGAGAAATGACTGTTGAGGAAAAGACTGCTGCACAACAGACGGCTATTAATACGTTCACTGAGCGTGAGTACGCTTCTAACTGGTCAGCATGGACTTTTGATGAAGTTACTTGCCAGATGGTTCCCCCAATCCCACGCCCTGCCCCTATTGAAGGTGTGTTGGTAATGTGGTGCGGCGCAGACAACAATTGGAAAGAAGTGCCAACACGTTTAGACGGTCAATACAAATTTGACTTCTTTGCTTGGGAATGGGTGTAACCCCTATGGAAACTACAAAAATATGTAAAGCCGCTGAGTCAGTAGCGGAAGTTATTCAAAACACACAGCTTCAGGTTGCGCACCATTTCCCCTGCCCAATCTACATTATTGAGCGTCCCGATTTCTTTGAAACAATTAACGTTGTCTCTGAAGAAGCCTTAAAAGTTCAACGCAAAGAACACAACCTAGATGAAATTTACCCCGTCTACATGACGGGCAACTACTTTGGTGATTCTCGAATGGCGGGCTTCTCTGAGTTTGTAGGCGCTACTGCTTGGAACATTTTGAATGAGCAGGGGTACGCTATGCAGGATAAAGTGGTGTCGTTTACAGAGATGTGGACACAAGAGCACCATAAACACTCTTCTATGGAAGCGCACGTTCACGGGTTTGGCTCGCAGATTGTAGGTTTTTACTTCCTTGAAACTCCAGAGAATTGCTCTCGCGTTGTATTCCATGACCCACGGTCAGGCAAAACACAAATTGATTTGCCAGAGCAAGACCTTAATAGGGCAACCCTTGCCAGCAAAGCAATTAACTTTACGCCCAAACCCGGCATGATGATTTTTACCAATTCATGGTTGTCTCACTCGTTTACACGCCATGCGGCAGAACAGCCAATCAAGTTTGTGCATTTCAATTTAACTGTAATACCTGCCCCGCAAGCAGGTACTGTGCCGCCAGCGGCTGAGATTGTGTGAATACGTACCAGATTAGATTCAACAAAAGCCGTGGTCAAGATGGTCGCGGTTCAATGGATCACGTTTGGCGCGTCTTTGAAAATGGCAAAGAGTTTTTGTTTAAGAACCTTGACATTACCGTCCCTATTAAAAGCGAGAAAGACGCAAATGAGCAGGACTACAACATCATTTGCCAAGGCTACATGACAATTGATCGAGACACATCGACAGCCGTCATTACAGCCAAAGAAACCCAAGAAATAAAGCCAAAACGAACTTGCGACTCTTGTACGAAATGTTGCCAAGGCACTCTAACGGGCAAAGCTTATGGGCACGACTTTGCCCCCGGAAAACCGTGTTTCTTTGTGGGAGAAAAGGGTTGCACCATTTATGCTGACCGCCCAGAAAACCCTTGCGTTAGCTTTAAATGTGAGTGGTTAGCAGCAGATTATTTGCCTATGTGGATGCGCCCAGACTTAAGCAAAGTTATTGCCGTTCGTAGACAATTTGATGATGGCGAATGGTTGGAACTGTACGAATCTGGACAAAAGATGGATTCTGGTGTGTTGTCTTGGATTTTAATTTGGGCAGCAAACAACAAAAAGAACGTGCGTTACCAAATTGATGGTGGTTGGCATTGGGTTAAGTACGCAGTGAGCGCATAATTATGTGGGACTGGGCTGAAGCATTCATTGCGGCGGTCTGTATAGTGGCCTTTGTCATTTTTGGTACGTACATGATTGCATGGAGTTTGAGTTGATATGGAACTTGAGTATTACACCAAGATTATTGGTGCGGTAACTGCCTCAACTGCCATGATTGGTGGTGGTTATACACTTGCTGACAAGTTTGGTGTGTTTCATAAAGACATCCTCAAGTGGGCACCAGAACACTTTCAAATATCCGATGCACCTGCAAATGGCGAATTTAAGGTTGTAGTGGCTCGTCAGAAGCTCAGAGATAACTGCGAAGTTACGTCATTTAAGATAGAGGTGCGGGATTCTGAATTGGTGGTACACCCAGCCAAACCTAGCATTGCAACGTTTTCAGGCCCAGCAAGCGACACAGTGGATAAGTTTGGGTACAAGTTTAAGCTTGACACCACCGCGCAAGTGACACCCGGCGTTGCTACGTTAATGGCTCACATTAAATACAAGTGCCCAGAGGGTGAAGTAATTGTCAATTACCCTGCACATAAAAACCTAATGTTTACGATAAAGGAATCCAATGTTTGACATCCTATCTGGCGGTATTCTGGGGTCTGTGTTTGGCGGCCTGTTCCGCCTTGCGCCTGAAGTCTTAAAGTTCTTTGATAAGAAGAACGAGCGTGAGCATGAGCTTGCCATGTTCAAAAACCAATGCGAGTTGGAGCAGATGCGTGGCCAGATGAAGTTGGCTGAGATCGGTGCTCAAAGGGAAGCCGCTATTGACGTAGGTGTCATGGATGCGTTCAACAACGCAATCACCCAGCAGGCCGAGATGGTTAAAGCCGCAGGCGGTTGGGTAGCTAGTCTGTCAGCTTCTGTGCGCCCAGTCGTAACTTACTGGGTGCTGTTTGTCTGGTCGTTCATTCACGTATGGTTTGCATGGAACGCATGGCTTGCCGGCGCGCCAGCTGTAGAAGTGTTTAAAACCATGATGACCCCTGACTTCTCAGCCCTGTTGTCTGGGACAATTAACTATTGGTTCCTTGACAGAACTCTGAAGCAACGTGGCCTATGAACTTGGAGCTTGCCGCTGAACTGTGCCGCCGGTATGAAGGGTATCGGGCTAAGCCCTACCTTTGTCCGGCTAACGTGGCAACAATTGGCTACGGCTCTACCTACTACGCAGACAAGCGCAAGGTAACTTTGGAAGACCCACCGATGGATGAACCCACGGCACGGGCGCTTTTGATGATTGAGCTTGAGCATACGTACCTGCCCGGTGTTCTGCGTAACTGCCCCGGCTTAATTACTGACGTTCGCAGGTGCAATGCCATCGTAGACTTTGCCTACAATTTAGGCGTTGGGCGCTTGCAAACAAGCACATTAAAGAGGAAAATCAACGCCAACGATTGGGAAGGGGCCAAGGAACAACTGATGCTCTGGACTAAAGGCGGCGGCAAAGTATTGCCGGGCTTGCTTAAACGGCGTACCTCTGAGTGCGCCCTACTGGATTGACCAATGCCATTACAAAAAATTCTGTTCAAGCCGGGGGTGAATAAAGAGAACACCCGCTACACCACGGAAGGCGGTTGGTACGAGGCCGACAAGGTACGCTTTCGTCAGGGTAATCCCGAAGTAATTGGTGGTTGGGAACCGTTGTCTGCTGCTTATTACCAAGGCGTATGCCGTTCATTGTGGAATTGGGTAACGCTTGGTGGCGACAATCTGATTGGTGTCGGCACAAACCTTAAGTTCTACATCAACCAAGGCGGTGTTTACTATGACATCACGCCCATCCGTGCAACGTCAACAATCAATAACAACCCGTTTGTAGCTACAAACGGCTCTGCCACAATCACAGTCACAGATACTAATCATGGCTGCGTTACAGGGGATTTTGTAACCTTTAGCGGCGCTGTCGGTCTTGGCGGAAATATAACCGCTACGGTATTAAACGCGCAGTATCAAGTTACGGTTATTGATGCTAACAGCTACACGTTCACAGCCTCGGCTACAGCAAACGCAACGGATGCTTCTGGTTCTCCCGGCGGCGGCGCTTCTGTTGTAGCCACATACCAGATCAATGTTGGCCCCGCTATTCCTGTTCCTCTTGTGGGCTGGGGCGCTGGTACGTGGGGCAGTCCTCCCCCTGCGGGTGGTACGGTTGGTACATGGGGTTATGGCACAACTTCTACATCTTCCTTGCGTTTATGGAATCAAATTAACTACGGCCAAGATTTAGTATACGGCCCCCGCACAGGGCCTATTTACTATTGGACAGCCAATAACGGTGTTAATACCCGTGGTGTACTGCTTAATTCTTTGGGCGGCACAGTATCTTTTACCAACGCCTCGCCGACTGTAGTAACCTCCACCATACTCTATACCGAGGGCGCTGCGCTTCAGTTCTCTGGCGGCTCGTTACCAACAGGTGTGACTGCGGGTACTACGTACTACGTCTTTGAAGTTAACGGCTTAACTTTCAAGCTTTTGACCGGAGCGGGGGCGGCAGTTAATACAACTTCTACAGGCACGGGCTCTGTATCCTTAATTGTTGACTGCCCTACCATTCAGAACAACATGACGGTGTCGGACGCTTCTCGCTTCTTGATTGCTTTTGGTTGCAATGATTACGGCTCCAGCATACTTGACCCCATGTTAATTCGCTGGTCAGCGCAGGACGATATATATAACTGGACGCCCGATCCTACTAATCAGGCAGGGTTTACCCGACTATCTCACGGTTCTGAGATCGTTGCTATAGTTCAGACTCGTCAAGAGATAACTGTATTTACCGACGTTAGCATCTACTCGCTCCAGTACCTTGGCCCCCCATTCGTTTGGGCATCACAGTTGCTCGGTGACAACATCTCCATCATGGGCCCTAACGCGGCTGTGATCGCTTCGGGCGTGGTGTACTGGATGGGTGTAGATAAGTTCTACCAATATGATGGCCGTGTAAACACTTTAAATTGCGACCTGCGTCGTTTTATATTTGGTGATATTAATCAACTGGAAGCACTGCAAGTATTCTCTGGCACAAACGAAGGCTTCAACGAAGTCTGGTGGTTCTACTGCTCAGCCAGCGCAACGGCTATCGACAGGTACGTTATATACAACTACGTTGAAAAAATCTGGTACTACGGCACTATGTCACGTACGGCTTGGTTAGATTCCGGCTTGCAGTCATACCCAATTGCGGCCAACTACTTCCCCAATACGCTTACAGGTAACCTAATTAACCACGAGACGGGGCTAAATGATAATACGACCGGCACCCCTGTTGCGATTGATGCTTACATTAGCTCGTCTGAGTTTGATATTGGTGACGGGCATAACTTTGGTTTTGTGTGGCGTGTCTTACCTGACTTGACCTTTGAGAACGCTGAGAGCACTCCCGCTGGCGCGTTGCCAGCAGTGGCTATGACTTTGTACGGTTTGTCTAACTCAGGCTCTGGGGTTACAAGTACAGCTTCACAGCCTGTGGCTAAGAGTAATACATACGTTATTACAGAGCAGTTTACAGGGCAGATATTTACCCGCATGCGCGGACGCCAGATGATCTTTAAGATTAGCTCAAATCAGATTAACACTTGCTGGCAACTGGGCGCACCCCGTATTGACATCAGACCGGATGGTAGACGCTAATGGCTGAACTGAACGCAACCCCACCAAGCTTGCCGCTAGCTCCAGCGGAGTACGAGAGCCGCTACTTTAGTCAGCTAAACAACGTCTTGCGCCTGTACTTTAATCAGTTGAACAACCCCGGCGATATGGGGGGCGCGTCGCTGAATTTAAACATTGAGACACTGCCAACGAGTGCTGACTTTGACGCCCTTAGATCGGGCGATGTGTACCGCGACATCTCAGGCGGAACTGCAACAAGTTACCCCCTAAGAATTAAAGCATGATATTATTGACCAACCCCCCTTTGCAAGGCTTTTATGGCGTACAAAACAGAAGCTGAATGGGTTGCAGCGCAACCTGATTTAACCAAAATAGCTGACCCTATGACGCGTAACAACGCGCTTGAGTCATGGCAAAATCAACGCCCCGGCTACGTTGACCCGATGAACTCTAAGTCTTTTTACGATTACAACATGGCTTTAAACGCCGCAGATCGAGTAAAAGCACAAGCTGAAATAGACGAAGCTAAGGCGCGGGGGGTAGATCTGCTAAACCCAGAAGGCGGGTTTTTCAAAAACGGTTTGGCTGACTCTACTGCTATAAGACTTCGGTCAATGTTGTCGGGTATTCATAACAGCGACGACCAAGCAGGCGCAGCTACGTTTTACGGACTTACCCCAGAAAATTATCAAAACGTTTTGTCTGGGGACATGACCAGACCTATGGGCGTAAATCAGGCTGTTTACGGTGCAGAACTATTATCTCCATTAGAACGTTTAGCTGCTGAAACTGCAAGGGGTCAAGGCTTTAGCACAATGTCTCCTAAAACTTTGGCATTAGCGCAAGCAAACCCTGACGTATTTAATGCGGCTTCTCAAAGATACCAAAACTATTTTGCAAGCACATATCCCGGCACGCTGGAGTATGAAAGCGTGTTGAGTGGCCCCATGCAGTTTAGTAGCGCTGGCGTAAAGTACCCAGAAATTAAAGACACTGTCAGCATGTACATATTAGACCGGCGTACAGGGCAGTACGTTAAAAATCCAAATTACAGGGGTATCAAAAAAGCCGCTGATGGCGGGCTTATGTCTATGGCTAATCAGATGGCATCCAAGGGTCGCGGCCCTGACTCGATGCTTATCCACATGTCCCCTAGCGAAGTGCAGGGACTACAAGCTTTGGCCATGAAACATGGCGGCTCCCTTACTATTAACCCTGAGACGGGTCTACCTGAAGCTGGCTTCTTAGATAAGTTGTTGCCAACTATTATTGGCGCTGGCCTTTCTTTTATTCCCGGCGTCGGCCCCCTGATGGCTGCTGGAATTGTTGGTGGTATTCAAACAGTACGTACAGGTGATATCGGTAAAGGTTTGGCTGCGGGTCTTGGTGCTTACGGCGGTGCGGGTTTAGCTGCGGGGTTAACTACTGCAGGGGCAGAAACTTTAAATACGGCAGCAGGGCAAAGTTATTTATCGAACTACGCACCCCCCGGTGTTTTAGAGGGCGCGGGCGCTGGGTTGTCTGCAGATATGGCGTACAACTTGGCAGACGCTGGGATAACTACTGCCGGTACTGAGGGGATGAATGCCGCCCAGCTTGCGGCGGTTGAAAAAGCTGCCAACGCCACTCCATTTGATAGATTATCCGCTGGTGCAAGCCAAGCAGTATCTAGCCCCAAAGCTGCCGGTGCTTTTCTTAAAGACAACACCAAGAATCTAATGATGGCGTTCGGCCCCGCTATTCTTGCCGGTGCAAACGTGCAAGCTAAGGGCCCACAGACCATAACAAAACCCGGCATGATTCGCCCGTACTCTTTTGACCCATACGGCGGTACATACACTGCTGGAACTCCATACGAAGCCCAAGCAAAGAAAGCAGCGGGTGGTGGTTTGATGGGTATGGACGACGGTGGCTATGGCCCCGGTCAATTAGACTTTACGCAACGCAGTGAGCCTGTTATTCGCATGGCCGATGGTGGTATTGCCCATTTTGCGGCTGGTGGTGATTACAGATCTTTGACAAAGGACAGTTCAGCCGACGATATTGCATCGGCCTATAAACAGTTCACTACTGCTAGCGGTGGCGATACCGCAGCCAATCAACAAGCCGCTATCAACTACCTTACAAACCTTGGTATTGGGCAAGACAAAATTGGGCAAGCCTACGGCACCTATCAGGCTTCGCCTACATACACAGACTACACCAAGCAGAACGCCTTAGACTATTTAACAACGAACAAAGATATAAATATTGCAGAAAAAACAAAGGAACTTAACGCTAACCCATTCCTTGTAAACCAAGTCATCAGTGAAATAGGGGCGGGCTACTTGGATCCAACTCAAACCACAGCAGGTTCTGGTGCGCAAAAGTACTATGATGCTTATACAAACAGAGGTATTACCGCAGACGAACTGTATTCTGCTAATCTAGCACTAAATCCAAAATACGATGTTTTTGGGGAAACTGGCACTGCGGGTCTCAACGCTTTAAAAAGAGCTTTTGATGTTGCCAAGCAGTTTGACACGTATGAATACGATAAAGCTCCGGGCACCCAACTTCAAAAAGATGTTGCCGCTCTTATACAGTACGATGCCGGAAAATTTGGAGGGGATCGTATGCAACAGATTAAAGATATTGCTCGGGAAACAGGCCTGTCCTTAGACGAAACTACGCGTCGGTATGATGCTGCACGCGCAGCCATGAAACCCCTAACGCCAATCACACCTTTGCCGGTATCTCCCGTTGTACCAGCCGGGCCAAAAACTACTACACCTATTACGTACAACACAGCCGGTACGAACCCACCTACTCCTATTGAGAGTGTTCTTGGTTTGCCACCCGGCGTAAGTGGTGCAGGTATAACTACTGTTAACCCCGGCGGCACAATCACAACTCGTCCTGACATTCCCGGTATTGGGGATGGATTTACAGGTATAAAGCAAGTTCGTGATACGTACGAAGAAGGTGGCGGCAGTTTAGGCGTTAACAAAAATCTTTTTGTTCCCAAGACGCAAGATGAACTTTTTGCAAGGTACAAAAACACCGGTGGTTCTAAAGCCGCTTTTGATTACTTGATGGGCAAAACTCCTTACTCGCCTACTCCATATACGCCTACTGGCGAGATCATGAAGCCGTATCTTGAGTCGGTTGGTCGAGCCCCAGTCAACTTAAAAACTAAAAGATATATTTACGATCCAGAAGCTCGTATCTACAAAGAAAATCCTGCTTATATAAAACCATCTTACGTACTTGCCGGAGAGAAAGCTGCGGCGTTAACCGATCCAGAAAATCCACCCACTGCCAAAGCCGGTGAAGGTAAAAAATGGGTTTGGAGTAACGAAGCAAAGAAGTGGGAAGTTAAACCAATTAACGCAGTCGCAGACACTCCGGTGACTGGGCAAAATGATGGCGGTGGCGGTGGCGACGGTGGAGCTAACGGCGGTTTGATGTCTATGGCTCGTGGCGGTATGTCTCAGCAGTTTGACCTTGGTGGTTACTCTGATGGCGGCAGGTTATTGCGTGGCCCCGGTGATGGTGTGTCTGACTCTATCCCTGCAACGATTGGTAACAAGCGCCCCGCACGTTTAGCTGACGGTGAGTTTGTAGTACCTGCACGCATTGTGTCTGAGTTGGGTAATGGTTCAACTGAAGCTGGCGCACGTAAGCTATACGCAATGATGGACAGAGTCCAAGCTGCCCGCCGAGGTACAGTAGGCAAAGGCCGAGTGGCTAAAAATAGCCGCTCTGATAAATATCTTCCCGCATAAGGAAAAGACATGGCTGAATCAACTCTATATCAAACCACGCTAAACCAACAGGGTTTTGCGCCGGAGATTGAACCGTATGCAACAAAACTACTGGGGCAAGCAGAAGCGCTGACCGACGTTGAATACAACCCGTACATGCAGTATCAGGGTGAGCGTGTAGCGCAGTTCTCTCCATTACAGCAAATGTCGTATGAAAATGCGGCTTTAATGCAACCTCAAGGTCAACTGCAAGATGCAACTGCTATGGCTGGCTCTGCTGGCCTAGGTGCACTTAACACTAGCTACACCTACAACCCACTTAATCCACAGTCATTTGTTGGCGGTACACAAGGGGCTTACGATAAAACTACTGGCGCATACACACCCGGTACTGGCATGGCTAGCCAATACATGTCTCCCTATATGGGTGAAGTTGTTGCTCGTCAACAAGCCGATGCTCAACGCCAAGCCGACATTGCCATGCAAACCCAAAATGCTCAAGCGGCTCGTGCCGGTGCGTTTGGTGGTAGTGGCAACTATCTAATGCGTAGCCAGATGGCGGGTAACTTAGCTCGTCAAAAAGGCGATATTGCTGCTACTGGGTTACAAAACGCTTATACACAAGCGCAACAACAATTCAACCAAGAACAAGGACAAAGGCTAGCTGCGGGGCAACTAAACGCACAGCAAGGTCAGTTTGGTGCAGGTCTTGGTTTACAAGGTTTACAGACAGCGCTGACTGGTGCAAATACTTTAGGTCAATTAGGCCAACAGCAGTACCAGCAGGGCATGGGCATCAACGCACTGCAAAACCAGTACGGCTTGCAGCAACAAGCGCAGGTGCAAAAAGATATTGACACCAAGTACGGTGACTATATGGCTGCGCAGAACTACCCATACAAAAACCTGTCGTTTATGTCGGATATCATTCGTGGCGTGCCGTTGTCTCAGACTGGCTCATCTATTTACACAGCTCCCCCTTCAACTGCACAGAATATTACTGCTCTAGGTCTCGGCGCGGCTGGTATTAGTAAACTATTTGCCAACGGTGGTGTGGCTACGTCTAAAGGCGGCGGTCTCGGCGCACTTGCTTTGAACAACTTGGTCTAAGGAAATATCATGGCAATTGATATGGCATCTTTCTATGCTGTAAAGTACAGAAAAACCCCCGATGTATTACGCGCTGCGGTAATGGGCCAAAGCCCCGACAGAAGTTTAGACTCTTACACTGCATTAAACGCATTGAAGTTGGTTAGTGAGGCCGACATGACGGCTATGGCGGGTAAAGCGCAACAACCTACTTCTGCCCCCTCTTTTGTTGCTCAAGCATTAACCCCTCCTGCGCCCCCACAAGGTTTAGGCGCAATGATTCCCATGGGCGCACCCGCAGGGCAAATGCCACAACAACGTGCCCCCGCACCTCAACCTGTAATGCAAGCTGCCTCTGGTGGTTTGGCTGGTATGTACACACCCGAAGAAGACTTTGCCGAGGGTGGTATTGTTGCGTTTTCGGAACCCACACCAGAAAATAACTACAGCTTGGTTAGGACAGAATACGGTGATAGCAATAGATTCAGTCCTTTTGCCAAAGGTAGCGACGATGTTGATACTGATACTGATGCCAATACTGATGTTGGTACAGGTGATGCAACTAAACAGTTCAACGCAATGCTAATGAGGCAGATAGCAAAGATGCAAGGTAGGGGGGCTAGAACAACAAGCCCAGAAGATATAAAAAGATTACGCGCAGAATTTTTAGCAAAAGAAATTAAAAATGCTGGCCCAGATATTTACGAAGCCGAAATAGAGCGTGGGGCGCAAGAAGACGCCGACAGAGCCAAGCGCCGTAATACCGGTGAAGCTATGGCATTACTGACTGCGGCTGGAAAAGTGTTAAAGGGTCGTAACCTAGCCGAAGGCGCAAGCGAAGCTCTACCTGCGTATGCAGGTGCAATGGGTGAAGTTGACCGCGCCGACCAAGCTATAAAGAGCGCTAACGCCAAAATGCAGTTCGCTCTCAAAGATGCGCAACGTAAAGAACGTGCAGGTAATAACCGCGCTGCAGACGCCGCTATGGAGAACTACAGGAAGTTCCAACAGGACGAGAACAAAGCTGAGTTTGACAGAGATAACGCCGTAGCTAACCTTGCCGCTAAAGGCATTACAGGTAATCGAGCACGTGCTGGCGCTGGTGCTGGTGGTCTTAAATTGGCTGAGCAACTAGGCGCGGCTGAGATTGCTTACGCTAGAAACCCTACTAAAGAAAATTTAATTGACGTTCAAGCACTGCGCAAAGCTGTGTCACAGACTAAAACTTCATTCTCTACTGGTGAAATTGGAAGTCTTAGGGCTGACATGGCGGCGTTACCTGTACAAGCAAATATTGATAGTAAAGTTAACGAAGCGCTACAAAGATTTAAGACTACTGATACAGCAGGTTCCCCGTACAGAGCAGCCCTTCGTAAGAAAAATATGGACGAAGCCAACCGTCTTTTGCAGGCGGAAGAGAGTAGACTACGCGGAGTTTTTGAAAGGTCAGAAGCCGGTAGTAGAGCACCTGCTGCCGCACCAAAACCCAAAGTAATTAAACTTGATTGAGGCTTTAAATGCCCATTTATGAATACCAAGGTCAGCAATACGATATTGCTACTGAAGACCCGGCTGCAGCTAAAGCTAAAATTCTTAAGTACATTGGTGCGCAAGGAGAAGCTAAGAGTGTAGACAAGCCTCAAGTTAAGGATGCGGGTTTTTCTTTTGGTGATTTGGCCAAGTCGTTTGGTATGGGTGCTACCGGTAGCACTAAAGCTCTTACGGATGTTGCGGGTGCGGGCAATGTAGTGTCGGAGAAGTTAGACGAAGCTACTAAGAGCATCCAAAAAAGTATGACGCCTGAACGTCAGGCAGAATTAAAACGTCAAGCCGCCCGAATGAAAGCTGCCGAAGAGTCCGGCAGTATGTTGCAAGAATTAAAAGCCGGTGCGCTAAACGTTTTAGAAGCACCTCTTCAGTCTACTGCGCAAGCTCTTGGTTCTTTTGTTCCATACCTCCCAGCGCTATTTGCAGCCCCTGCTGCTGTTGCTTTGCGCCTTGGCCCCGCCGCAAGACAAGTAATTACTAGCGTTGCCGAGCGAGCCCCTAAAGTTATTGGTACTGCCCAAGGTGTTGGCGCAGTCAAAGGGTCTATCTACGAAGGCGTGCTTGAAGCTGAGATTAACGCTGGTGTAAAACCAGAAATTGCTAAAAAGAAAGCTGATGCGGCTCAGGCTTACTTTGGCCCTAACTTTGAGCAGATTGCCCTTGGCGGCGGTCTTGGTTTTGTGGCTGGTAGTTCTGGTGTTGAAAAGTTTTTAACGCCCGCTGGTCGTGCTGGCGCTTCTAAAAAATTAGGGCGTCGGATTAGTGAAGCTGCTGTTAAAGAGTCAGTACCAGAAGGCGCACAAGGTGGCCAAGAAAGATTGGCGCAAAATATTGCTTTGCAACGTGCGGGTTATGACGTAGATACATTTGCGGGGGTAACTGGTGCAGCTACACAAGACGCTTTAACTGGGGCTTTAGGTGCTGCGCCTATTG